CATTATCATATCAATCATTATTAAACGATGCTGAAAACACAGCATTGGTATTTGTACGTAGCGACAAGGATCAAGCAAGTCATCCTAAGCCAGATCAAATAAGAAAAAGTGATGGACAAATGGGCTATATTATCAGCTACAACGGTAAACTTGAACACGGTGCTGATATGCACGGTTATATGACATATGGCCCTACACAAGATTTTAATTTTAGTGGTCTAGCAATTAGAAGTGCAAGTGAACTAAGAGCTGCATGGCCAGAAATGGGTGATGAAGATAAATTACAAGCTGCTAATTTAATGTATCCTGGTAACGGTGAAGAAGCATCTAAGATGCTTGATACTGCGCTGGGCATTAACGATGCAGTACCTGCGGAAAGTATTTCAGAATCACCTCTTGCTGCTTGGCCAGCAGTTGCGTATGCAGCAAGTAGAATTCCACCTACTACTTATGCAGGAGCTGCAACAGCTATAGGAACAACAATTGCAAAAGCAATTAAACACTTTGAAGAACTAATTAAAAAAAATCCTAAGCATCCTAAAGTGTCTGAAGTAAAAGCAGAGTTAGATAAATTAAAGCCAATGCTTGCAAAATCACAACCTGAAATGGCAGAAGGTTGGTTTAGCGGAGATATTTTGCCTGCACCTAAATGGTTAAATGATGAAAACAATGCATTATGGCAGAAAATACAACCTACTACTAAAGACAAAAGACTTGTAAAACAATTAAAAAAGTTACAAAGATTTATAAAAGCAGGATTAACAGATCAAGCAAATCAAGTTGTTGCAAAAGAACTTTCAATGATGCAACGTGAAGGCATTGAAGAAAGTAAGAAGCGCAAGAAACGTCTAGATCCTAAATGCTGGAAGGGTTACCGTAAAGACGGTACTAAGATGAAAGGCGGCACGCGAGTTAATAATTGTGTTAAAGTAAGTGAAGATGAATATACATGGGAAGGCGACTTGCACATGTTATACGACGAAGATGATCTTATGGAAGCAGATTATCAAGGACGTAACGTTAAACTAGGCAAGCCTATGCAAGGCGATGTTAAAAAGTTTAAAGTATACGTTAAGAATCCTAAAGGTAATGTAGTTAAAGTAAACTTTGGTCACGGCGGAAGCAGTGCGAAAGGTAAGACTATGAGTATTAAAAAGAATAACCCAGGCGCACGTAAGTCGTTTAGGGCTAGGCATAACTGCGATAGTCCAGGACCGAGACATAAAGCACGTTACTGGTCATGCAGAAAATGGTAAAATAGGAAAAATACTATGTATAAAGCAATAAACAAAGATGATATTTTTAACGCAGCAGACGGGAATCGTAATTCTCCAATGATGACAGGCAACGGCCTCTCTGCACCACTAGTGAATACTGTCACAGAGCCTGAAAAGCCAATGTCGCAAATGTCAGATGCTGAAGCAATTAGAGCAATGGGTGACAAACTTTCAAAGATTTGGAGCGATTAATTAATGGACGAACTAGAGCGTATAAAACACCTTGCCGGTGTAAATAACTTTAAAGGTTATACAGAGTACACTCTAGAAAACATTAGTGACGCGGCTGCAAGCAATGTCAAACAAATGAAATCAAAAAACATCAAGCCCGGCGATAAAGAATGGTTTGAATTATGGTTTGGTCTTCCAAAAATGACAGGCGAGAATATGCCAGCAGGTTTTAGAGGACGCAAAAAATGAAGATCAGTGAGCTAATCGAAGCAACTGGACGAGTTGTAAAAGGTGTTAATACTACTGTAGATGTAGGGCCTAATGAAATTAAAAAGCAAGCAGCTAAGTTTGGTAATACAGTAGACAAAGATGGACGTCCTCCAACACTGAACAAAAAAGTAAAAGGTTCTAGTACTAATGTACTGTTTAACCTAGGACTTACTGAAAGTTTAAATTTAGCAGATTCGCAAGACAAACTTGCAGAAGCACTAGGCGAACTAGACCCATCTACTGAAATATATGTAGACATGGACGGTGTGTTAGCAGACTTTTTTGGCGAGTGGGCTAAACTAATGGGCGTAGACAGTTTCCGTGATATTAAAGACGCTGGCCCTGCACTTGCAAAAATTAGAGCAACAGACGACTTTTGGCTAAGATTGCCTGTGCTTCCTCAAGCAGAACAACTATTGTCATTAATTAAACAAGTTAAAGGCGAATACAATATTTGTACAAGTCCTTTGGCAGATGATCCAAATTGCGAACAGCACAAGCATGAATGGATAAAAAAGAATTTAGCATTTTTTCCACCTAAAAATATACATATTACACACAACAAACCACAGTTTGCTAAATCACAAAATGGTTCTGCAAACATACTAATCGACGACTACGGTGTTAATATTAATGCTTGGGAAGCAGCAGGTGGTATTGGATTTAAATACAAAGACCATAAGTTTGAGCGCACAGCTAAAGATATCAAACAGCACATACAAGAACCTGTTGATGAAAACTTTGCAGACGGTAAAGTAAAAGGCAAAAGTAAACCCGGAAGAGTTAAAAAGTCTGGAGCAAGTTGCAACGGAAGTGTAACTGACCTAAGAGCAAGATCAAAAAAAGCAAGTGGCGAAAAAGCCAAGATGTTGCACTGGTGTGCTAACATGAAAGGTGGCAAGAAGTAATGTTTAGTAAAAAATGCAAAATACATTTAGAAGAAGTTAGTGAAACTGGATTTGAGCACATGAAAGGTGCTTTTAAAGCAGCAATTCAATTGCAGTTAGTTATCCCTGCACTATTAATACACGGTATTGCACCAAGATTATTTGTACACACTGCTTCAAATGCAATGAAAGATATACTAAAAGATAGGAATGTAAAATGAAAATAAACGAAATCCTAACAGAAGAATTATCGTTTAGAGGGTATCGTTGTACAAAAGACTGTTCAGGTCACATGGCCGGATACGAATGGGCAAAGGCACGAGATGTGCAAGAAACATCAGAATGTCCTATTGATGCGCCCAACAGTTTTATTGAAGGCTGTTATAGTTTCGCACAAGGCAGATAAAAGGAATAAAATTATGAAAATGATTGACATAGTAAATGAAGATAATGACGTAGAAGAAGGTAGATTAAAAAAATCACTGAAGCGTAAAGCTAAAAGAGCTGGTAAAGCATCTGGTAAAAGAAAGAAATCAGGCATTGGTGAAACTTCTTCATCAGGCGGGATGGGCGCAGGCAGTGTTGCAGGCACAGGAAATGGATTTGCTACCGGTGGAATCGGTACAAAGTCTAGAGCTGGAGTAATTGCTCCAAAGAAGCCTAAGAAGAAGTCTTCTAAAGCATAAATATGTTATACATGTATACTTGGAGTAGTTCGAATGAGACAAAATGAATTCAAAGAAGGTTTAGGAGATTTAGCACACGCGGCAGAACGTGACCACGAAGTGCAAATGGCCCGTGCAGACCTATATAAAATTGCAAAATATGCTATTCAGCTTCATGAAATCTTAAAAAATGTAAGTGAAGCAGAAGGTTTAGACGGATGGATGCAAGCTAAAATTACTAAGGCGGCAGCTGACCTTGACAGTGTGTTCCATAGCTTAGATTATGAAACAAAATTTGCTGGACAAAATGAGCCGGAGATAGCTGTTGAAACATCTTATAAAGATACACTATCCAAAAAGTTAAAAGAAGCATCAAACTAAACTTTTAAGGATTTAAATTAATGCATACGCAAGAACTTTTGGAATACTCTGTACCTAGTAGAATAACTAGTTACTTCCGTGATTATACCGCTGTACCTGAATGGGGCGGCGTCCTTCAACGAGTAGTTGATAATTGCGAAGCTATGGGCGGACGAAAGGGTGCTGAATATGGTGCTAGTATGATGGCTAGTAGAATGAGAGAGCCAGAAGTACTTGTAAATATTAATAATAAAGCAGTGTTTATTTCTAGCGAAAGAAAAAATAACAAACCTACTATAACTAAACTAGACGAACTTGATAACTACGAAGAGAGGTTAAACGATCTATCTTATAAAATGATGTTGCCGCCATATTGGGCAGCTACTTGGATAAGACAAGAACCAGAAGGCTCAATTCTTCATACAGTAGGCCAAAAACAAGAGGATCGGAGAAGACTACCGACAGTGTCTGCTGCGCCTCAGGCTAAGATAACTAGTAACGGAGATATAGACTCTGGAGGTGAAGAGATTTCGGTTGCTACTAACGACGGTGGCGAAATAATTGGCCAAGTAGATCTTCCAAAATTTGGAACAACTGGTCCAGCTGCAACATTTGCAGATTCTGGCAAGCAAGGTATCGCAAATAATCCGGAAGAAGAAGAAGCTATTCTCGAAATCCAAACATTTTTAAGTGATACATTAGGTTTAGATGTAGGACGAAATGGCCCAGACAAAATATACGGGCCTAGGACAGTCAAGGCTGTAAAGATATTACAACAAGCAATAAACAAAATTGGCGACAATAGTATCAAAGTAGACGGCGATGCTGGACCAATGACTATTTCCGGAATGTTAGCTATTAATCAAGACTTTGAAAAAATAGCTAAGTTAACAAAAGAACTAGACAGTAATAAAACTGAAAGTTTTGTTAAAATTGTTTATAAAAGTAGAATTGCTCAATTATTAGAACAGACGCTTATTGAAGCTCCTAGAGGCGAATTAGAAACTTTAATTGCAAAATATAAAGATCTTTTAGACTCTAACATTCTTCCAGATGACGCTCCAATAAAAGCTATAGTTAAGAATGCCAAAGCTAAAATGGTTGCATTAGACACAGTAACCGCATTAGACGTAGGTATTTCAGGATCTAACAGCGGCGAAATTGCGGCACAGCAGAAAAAAGTAGATGATGCCCAAGCTGAGCTTGACCGTATTAATAATGATCTAGTCAAGACAATCAACACACCCGTTGTATCAACAGAGGTAGAACCAGAAGTAGAAGTAGATCCTGATAGACCAGGAGGCGATAACAATCCTTTTAAAAATCAAACAGATCGATATGCTTGGATAAATGCTGGAAGACCTGACATATGGCCTCCAGAAGCAGAAGCAGAAACACTACCAGCATCAGACTGGGAAGATATAACTAAAGGCTCTGCAATGATTAACGGTTATTCTCTTTTTCGAAATAAGTTAGACGGAAATTGGGGGTATACTTTTGCGATAACAGGAGAAAAGCCTAGTGACGACGCTGAAAGTTATAATGTTATAGCATATGCAATTGCTGGCGCTAGAATGCATCGAGATCAAGCAGCGGAAAAGCAAAAGGCTGATGACCTTGTCAAGGCGCGACTAGCAGCAGAGAAAGAAAAAAAGCGCCAGGATGCGTTGAAATTAGCTGCGCCACTTAGAGCTATTGAAGCAGATAAAGCAGCGGCAGCCGAAAAAGGTAAAAAATTACATGATATATTAGATAGCGGTTTCCTTGGATACACAAATACTGCAAAGCAACAAGCAATAATTAGTATAATAAAAACTATTAGATCTAGGGAAGGCTTTAACATAGCAAATACAGCATTTAAAAAGGCGGCAGCGAAGAGCGGTAACGAAGGTATTTTAACCTGGTTAAAATTAGAATCCTGGGACACTACGCCTATTTTTACACATGTCAATAGCTTAAATAATAGTACTGTAACTGATTCTGTTATACATACCTTGTCAAGGATAAATACAGTACTAGGAGTCAAGCAATGAATATATTTCAAATTGTGGAACAAGCAAAAATAGTTAGAAATAACACTGACCTTGCTAATGCATTTACTGCTAGAGAATGGTTAATTATAGTTAATCACTTTGTTACTGCACGTAACGGAAGTCTTGGCCCTTCAAAAGGAATTATTAATGTAAGGATGAGCCGATTTAATCGTGCCCTTGGCAAAGATATGCCTGCTGATACTGAAACACAAGCATCTTGGAATGCAAAAGCTGCTGATTATAATATGAGCATATCCCGGACACGAGTAACTTGGCAAGAAATATATAATCATTTAGCTCAAGGCCTAGTTAATGCTGACGGTGCACTGCCAGAAGGGTGGGCCACGGAAGATGCTGCTTCACTTAATGGAGACCCAAGGAAAACAGAAGGCGAGCTGAATGCTAAGTTAAGTAATGCCGTCGGCAACGGTCCCTGGAAATTGAACAATGATTCCTTTGAAGACACAGGGATACCAGAACTCATCGCTGAGCTGCGCGACCTAACCGCCGAATTTACTGGCGAGAAAGCAGCTTTTGAAAAGTGGCTTGACACCATAGCTGGCGGGGTATACCACCGGGATAGATTTAAAAAAACAATGCAGGAACTCTTTCGCGATAATGCGCCTGCAAATGGAGAAGTTACCAAACCTGCTGTTGTTAAAGCAGCGCATAACTGGTTTCTATTAGCTGACGATGCGTACAAAACTTACAAAAAGACTAAAGGCGCGGCTGAGTAACCTACAGAATAACTATCCCAAGTCATACAAATTAAAATAAAGTCAAGTTTTTACTTGACTTTTTTCACGATATGCGTTATAATATTATTAACATTACAACTTAACAGGAGAAAACATATGAGTGACCGTACCTATGGTGCTGAAGAAAAGGCAAAGCTTGAACGTCTAGTACGTGAAGGCGTAACTGTATTGCAAGAGATTGAAGATTTGCAAGGTGGTCTAAAAGACACTGTTAAAGCAGTAGCAGAAGAGCTTGACATTAAGTCTAGTTTAATTAATAAAGCAATTAAAATTGCACAAAAACGTGATTGGGAAAAGCATGCAGATGCATTTGACGATCTTGAAACATTAGTAGCCACAGTAGGTGTTGATAAGTGATTCAAAAGATTACAGAGTTTTTTAAGAACAGTTACAGTACAAGTCCTGTAGCGTTCTATGCTGAGATGATAGAAGCAGCACTGCTTATTAGTGCAAGTGCTGTTCTAACATTTACTATATTAGACCCTGCTACTAAGATATTTGTTCCTATGTATTTGGTAGGTAGTATTTTAGGAGTAGTTAGTGCAATAATTAGGCAGGCCGCATTTGTTATTGTGCTATGTAGTTGGTTTGTGATAATGAATTGTATTGCTCTAATACAACTATTCGTGCTATAATATATGATACAAACAGAGTCGCTCACTTTAAGAGCAGGTTTAAGGTTAGTTGGCCACAAGCAACAACAGGAGAATAAATGAGCTACGTAGACGCATTCTTTGATAGAGACGCCGATATTATTCGGGCAGTTGAGCGCAAAGATGGTAAGAGAACTTACCGAGAATATCAATCTAAATATACATTCTATTACAAAGATCACAAAGGCAAATACAAAAGCGTGTACGGCGATCCATTAAGTCGTATTGTGTGTAAGAACACAAAGGACTTCCGTAAAGAAGTTGCAATCAATAGAGACAAAGAACTGTTTGAAAGTGATATTAATCCTATCTTCCAGTGTTTAAGCGAAAACTATCTTAACCAAGATGCTCCTAAACTAAACATTGCGTTTTTTGATATCGAGACCGACTTTGATCCAGAGAAAGGCTTTGCTGATCCTAGTGATCCGTTTATGCCTATTACAAGTATCTCAGTATACTTGCAGTGGTTAGACACAATGGTGTGTATTGCTGTTCCTCCTAAGACACTTACTATGGAAGAAGCTTGGAAAGAACTTGAAGGCATTGATAATGTAATGTTGTTTGAGAAAGAAGGCGACATGATCGACACTTTCTTAACATTAATTGAAGACAGTGACGTACTAAGTGGTTGGAACAGTGAAGGATATGATATTCCGTATACTGTAAACAGGACTGCAAGGGTATTAAGCAAAAACGATACTCGTAGATTTTGCTTATGGAACCAACTTCCTAAGAAGCGTATGTACGAAAAGTTTGGCAAGGAAAGTGAAACGTTTGACCTAGTTGGTCGTGTACACTTAGACAGCTTAAACTTGTATCGTAAGTACACATACGAAGAACGACATAGTTATCGTCTAGATGCTATTGGTGAAATTGAAGTAGGCGAAAATAAAGTTGCATACGAAGGCACACTTGATCAACTATACAACAACGACTTCCGTAAGTTTATTGAATATAATATTCAAGATACTGCACTACTCGACAAGTTGGACAAGAAGCTACGCTTTATTGACTTGTCTAATACTATTGCACACGAAAATACAGTACTAATTCAAACTACAATGGGCGCTGTTGCTGTTACAGAGCAGGGCATCGTTAACGAAGCACACCATAGAGGCTTACAAGTTCCAAATAGACAAAGGCGCGACGATGAAGCTACACAAGCGGCTGGCGCATACGTTGCATATCCTAAAAAAGGCTTGCACAAGTGGATTGCTTCAATGGATTTGAATTCACTGTATCCTTCAGTGATTCGTGCATTAAACATGGCTCCTGAAACTGTCGTAGGACAGATACGTCCGGACATTAGTGATGCCCGAGTGCATGAAGACATGTTCTTAAAGAAGAAAAGCTTTGCTGGTAGTTGGGAAGGACGATTTTGTACTGAAGAATATGATGTAGTTATGGAGCAACGCAAAGACACTGCACTTACAATTGACTTTGAAAACGGACAAACTGAAGTGCTTAGTGGTGCAGAGATTTATAAGCTAGTTTTTGATAGTAACAATCCTTGGATGCTTAGTGCAAATGGTACTATCTTTACAACAGAGTTTGAAGGTGTTATTCCAGGGCTACTAAAGCGTTGGTATGCAGAACGTAAAGAGTTACAAGCAAAGCTAAAGAAAGCTAAAGATGCCGGTAACAAACCTGAAATTGAATACTGGGATAAACGACAGCTAGTTAAGAAGATTTTGCTTAACAGTTTGTATGGTGCTATTCTTAATCCAGGTTGTAGATTCTTTGACAAACGTATCGGACAAAGTACAACACTAACAGGACGTACAATTGTTAAGCACATGAGTGCAGAAGCAAATAAAGTTATTACAGGTGTATATGATCACGTAGGTGATGCAATGATATACGGTGATACAGACTCTTGTTACTTTAGTGCTTGGCCCACGCTTAAAGATGATGTTGAATCAGGCAAGATTGAATGGAATACTGAAAAAGCAATTACATTGTATGACCAAGTAGCTGATGCTGTTGATAGTACATTTAGTGTGATGATGGCCAAACAGTTCCATTGTCCAAAAAGTCGTGCAACTGTTATTGCAGCAGGACGTGAGATTGTTGCACAGTCGGGCTTGTTTATTACTAAAAAGCGTTATGCAGCACTAGTTGTTGATAACGAAGGCTTTAGAACAGACGTAGACGGCAAGGCAGGTAAAGTAAAAGCAATGGGCTTAGACTTGCGTAGGTCAGATACCCCTGTGTTTATGCAAGAATTCCTAAGTGAGCTATTACTTATGGTACTTACTGATAAGCCTCGTGAAGATGTACTAGAACGCATTACTGTATTCCGTCAACAGTTCCATGAACGCCCAGGTTGGGAAAAGGGTAGTCCTAAACGTGCAAACAAAGTTGGACATTATCGTCGCTTGATAGAGAAGCAAGGAAAAGCAAATGTTCCCGGACACGTTCGAGCAAGCCTTAACTGGAATACACTAAAACGAATGAACGGTGACAAGTACAGCGAAGAAGTTGTAGACGGTATGAAAGTTATTGTTTGTAAATTAAAACAGAATCCATTAGGGTATACGAGTGTTGCGTATCCAACAGACGTAATGCGTTTACCAGAATGGTTCAAAGAACTTCCGTTTGATGATGCAGCTATGGCGGAAACTATTATTGATAATAAGTTAGACAACTTAATTGGTGTGCTAAACTATCCATTAGAGGATACTAAAAGGCATAATACTTTTTCAAGTTTATTTGACTTTGGAGACTAGACAAAAATGAAAATAGATGTTAATATAAGTATAGATACAGAAAATACTCATGATATAGAAACAATTGAAGAAATTATTGAATTATTACAACAACTAGCAGAAAAGATGGAATGATATGAAAAAACTAGCTTTAGTGTACTGTGCAATACTATTTTTATCAGCGTGTTCAGGACAACCGATTCGAAATAATCCCGACACTATAATAGACGATATTCTTGTGCCGCTAACGTTAGGTTTATATAGAGGATAATAATATGAATGACATTATTTGGGATATAGGTGGCAAAGTTGTTAAAGAAGATGCTCGATACATTGTTAAAGACAATACCGAACTTAACAACCTTGTAGTAAGTAGCACTTGTTTAAATGCTAAGAAAAGTACTACAGGACATCGTCACGCTGGACAAGAAGAAGTTTACATCTTTGTTCGAGGATTTGGTCAAATAGAATTAGATCATAGGATAATCGATGTTAAGGCAGGCGACACTATTTTAATTCAAGATAATGTATTTCATAAAGTACACAATACTAATGATTTTGTATTAGAATTTATATGCGTATTTGATGGTAAAAGGAATCACACATGAGAGTAGGATTTACTTGTAGTACATTTGACTTATTACACGCAGGACACGTACAAATGTTGCGTGAAGCAAAAGATCAATGCGATTATTTGTTAGTCGGATTGCAAGTAGATCCTAGTCGCGATCGCAAAGAAAAGAACGCTCCTATACAAACTATTGTCGAACGTTATACACAGCTCAAAGCAGTAGGATATGTTGACGAAATTATTCCTTATGGAACTGAACAAGATCTTGAAGACATATTACAAATGTATCATATCGATGTAAGGATACTAGGAGAAGAATACAGAGACGGTAAGTTTACTGGTAGAGCTATCTGTGCCGGTAGAGACATTGAACTCTACTTTAATAAAAGAGACCATAGATTTTCTACAAGTGACTTACGCAGTCGAGTAACAGAAAGAACAAGCAAATGACTACTTTACACCAAATATTTCCTACAGCAGTTGCAGAGTTTGATTTATCAAACGAATCAGCTGCAAAAAATGCAAAACAATTAATCGATGATGCCGAGGCTGTAAAGGTAATTGAACACGGATTAGTCCAAAACGGATTTAGTTCTTATGGTTCAGATATGTCTATCTTAAATCAACCGGGGTTTGAATCACTTAAAGCATTAATGCTAGATTGTGTGCAAGATTATTCGTATCAACTATCATTAGGCAAACTTGAAATATCAAATAGTTGGTATAATAAGTTTTCACATGGTGGCAAAATACAACAACATCGTCATGAAGGCAGTGTATGCAGTGCAGCATTTTACCCTTATTCAGAAGAAGGTAGTGCAAATCTTAGATTTCATAGCCCACTAAAGCCGTATAGGATGAACGAAATATTCGGCGATGAGAATTATCTTAATACATACTTTTGGGAGTTTCCAGCAAAGACAAATACTCTTTATATTTTTCCTAGCTGGTTAGAACACGAAACTAACGTAAACGAAAGCAATGAACGATATGTTATAAGCTTTAATACAACGAGAGGGAGCTGATGGATAAATTTATATTTGATGTAGACGGTACACTAACACCTAGTCGTGGTATTATTGATCTAGAGTTTAAAGCGTTCTTTAACAGTTTCTGTTTAATGAATGATGTATACCTAGTTACTGGCAGTGATAAACCTAAAACTGTGGAACAAATTAGTGAACTCACTTACAACTTATGCAAGCGAGTTTATCAATGTTCAGGCAGTGATGTTTGGGAAGGCAAAGTAAACGTATCTAAAAGCTCTTGGATATTGCCCATCGACACTCGGCACTGGTTAGAGAACGTTTTAGAAGATAGTAACTTTAGTATTAGAACAGGTAATCATATAGAACATCGTACTGGCATGGTTAACTTTAGTATTGTAGGGCGCAATGCTAATATGGAAGACCGTGCAAAGTATGTGGCATATGAAGAATCTAACAACGAACGTCTTGACATAGCTCGTAACTTTAATAATTTCTTTCCAGCATTAGAAGCAACAGTCGGCGGTGACACTGGTATTGATATTGGGCCACGTGGATCAGATAAAAGTCAAATACTAAAAGATTTTAAAGAAGACGATACTATACATTTTTATGGTGATGCAATATTTGAAAACGGAAATGATAAACCATTAGCAGATGCATTAGAAAAACAACAATTAGGATTTTCACATCGAGTCAATAGCTGGGAGCATACATGGGAGAAACTACGTGAACATTTTACTAACCGGACATAAAGGATTTATAGGTTCAAGTCTATTAAAAGCACTTGAACTAAATCATATTGTTACAGGAATTGATTTAAAAGACGGGGTTGATTTATTAACTTGTGACTTGCCAAATATTAAATTTGATTTAATAATACATTTAGCAGGACGAAGCGGTGTAAGAGAAAGTATTAATGATCCGGCAGCATACTGGGCAAATAACGTAGAAGCAAGCAGGCGCTTGTTTGAACGCTACTCTGAGACACGTATAATGTATGCGAGCAGTTCGAGTGCTTACGAGCCCGATTTGAACCCTTATGCGGCGTCTAAGTATGTACTAGAAGAACTTGCATCCCGTTATCCTAACACATTAGGTATGCGGTTTCACACAGTATATTCTAATACACCGCGTAAAGATATGTTCTTTGACAAACTGTTTAATAATAAACTAGAGTATGTTACAAGACATCATAGAGATTTTGTACACTTATATGATTTAATTGACGCTATTAATATTTTAATAGAAGCTGATTATGTTAAAGGTGTACTTGATATAGGTAGTGGAGTTCCTGTAAGGATCCAAGACTTTGCACCTAAGTTGCCTGTGCGTCTAAATACCCCGACGGAGAGACAATGGACTTGTGCTAACTTAGAAAAAATGAAGGCCCTTGGCTTTAAACCTAAATATAGTATAGAAAAGTACTTGACAACTGCCAATAAAGGCAATATAATAAACATATTCAATGGAGAAACAGTATGAAAGACATTTTACAAGACATCGTCGCACACACACATTCGCTTGGCTTCCTTAGCTTAGTTAAAGTGAGTAACGACGAAGGTACTCAAATTGATGCTATGGCCGAAGACCGTAGTGTTATTATGAGTGCTACAACTCACACAGACGTTAATGAGTTTAAAGGTACATTTGGTATGCCTAACTTAGAAAAGTTAGCATTACATTTAAAAAATCCTGAGTACAAAGACAATGCAAAAATTGATGTTGTGCAAGCGGAACGGAATGGTGAAACAATGCCAACCCACATTCACTTTGAAAACGCAGCTGGAGACTTTGAAAACGATTATCGCTTTATGAATAAAGCAATTATTGAAGAGAAGTTGAAAACTGTTAAGTTTAAAGGTGCAAGCTGGAACGTAACGTGTCAGCCGTCGATGGCAAGTATTTCACGTATGAAGTTGATGAGTGCTGCACACTCAGAAGAGCCTACGTTTAATGTTAAAACTACTGACGGCAACTTAGTATTCAGCTTCGGTGATGCTAGTACTCACGCAGGTGAGTTTGTATTCCAGCATGGCGTTGAAGGTACATTACAGCACACATGGAGTTGGCCTGTTGCACAAATGCAAAGTATTCTAAACTTAGACGGCGATGCTACTATGAGTATATCAGATCAAGGTGCTATGCAAATTAGTGTTGATTCTGGTATGGCAAAGTACGACTATATTCTTCCAGCGCAGAGTAAGTAATATGAACAAAGACCTTACAGAAGCACAACAAGATTACGCACACTTCTTGCCTGCACTTAGTGGCTTCTATGCAACGTATGTAGGTAAGCAACGTTTTCCTGATCCTGTTAAAGGTCCTTATGTTTCTGATACACGTATGCCTAATAACTTTACAAACGGTATGGAAAGTCTTAACTATCTCAATGCTAAAGAAGGAGCGTTCACATACAAGTGGACGCTTTACTCTGCAGGTCATGCAGAATTAGACACTAACAAACATAGTCCTAAAGAAGATATGATCCGTAATAGAGATCGTACCAACACTTGGGCACTAGGTGATAGTGGTGGTTTCCAAATTGGTAAAGGTGTTTGGGAAGGTGATTGGAAAGATCCTAATTGTCCTAAAGCACAAAAGAAGCGTGACGGAGTGTTACGTTGGATGGATGCTTATATGGACTATGGAATGATCTTAGATATTCCGGCCTGGGTAGCACGTTCACCAGCAGGTGCAAAGGCAACAGGTATTAGCACATATGACGAAGCAGTTGCAGCTACACGTATTAACAATGACTATTGGATGAAGCATAGAACAGGTGCTTGTAAGTTCCTTAACGTATTGCAAGGTGAGAATCACGCAGACGCTGATGACTGGTATGAGCAAATGAAAGACTATTGCGATCCAGTTAAGTATCCAGATAATCACTTTAACGGGTGGTCAATGGGTGGTCAGAATATGTGTGACGTGCATCTATTACTTAAACGTATTGTTACTATGCACTACGACGGCATGTTACAAAGCGGTATACACGATGTAATGCACTTTCTAGGTACAAGTAAACTAGAGTGGGCATGCTTACTAACCGACGTACAGCGGGCTATACGCAAGTACTACAACCCCACTATGATGCTTACATTTGATTGTGCAAGTCCTTTCTTAGCTACTGCTAATGGACAGATTTACATTCAAAATGAAACACCTGACAGAGGTAAGTGGACTTACCGAATGGTGCCTAGTGTTGATGAACTAAAGTATGCAAGTGATACACGTGGGTTTAGAGATGCAGTATTAGCTGATGGTATCTTTAAGAACTTTGAAGATAGTCCAGTAACTGACGGATTGCTTATTAACGATGTATGTACATATGCTGTTGGTGACACTAATAAGATTGGTACTATTAAAGTACTTAAAGGTGATGTTGATCTAGACAAAGAAGGTAATCCTTTGCTAGACGCAGATGGTAACACAACTGTACGTGGCAGAGACTCAACAAGCTGGGATAGCTTTAGTTATGCTATTCAGATGGGTCATAACGTATGGAGTCATATTAATGCTGTACAAGAAGCTAATAGACAGTATGACGCAGGTGTCATACCTAAGATGCTTGTGCAAGAGCAATTTGACCGGGTTCTATTTAGAGATGTTATGGAAGAAATATTCTCAAAGTCAACAAAAGAAGAATCCTTAGAAATAATTGAAAAGTACACAAAGTTCTGGATGGCTATTCCAGGCACACGTGGTGCTATTGGTAAGAAGACTGTAAATGCCAGTACACATTTTAATGCATTGTTTGATGTAGAAGAACCTACAGTCGATGAAGACACATTAGACGAAACTAAGTTAGAGGATCTTGAGGATGAACAATTATGATAACGAAATGGACAAGTTGCGGTTCCATCTAGAAGAACTAACTCGTAAGCACAGAAATCTTGACATCGAGATAGAAACATTGTATAATAATATAACAATTACCGACGAAGTGAGAAGAATGAAAACAATGAAACTTTATCTTAAAGATGAAATTCATCGCATTAATGCACAACTTATACAGTTAGGGTTACAATGAAACGAGATTACGACACAGGTGAAGCAAACGACATTACGTTCTTTACAGGCGTAGAAGTTGAAAAGACTCCTGCATATGGCATGAAGACGTTGTTTGTTACTGGCATTCAGAACTTTCATGATATTATGGAGTTCTACAACAGAGAAGGTTGCGAACATATCTTCTTTGGTGCCAATCACAGTTATAAGCCTGTTAACTCAGATGAATTTGAAGACTGGGATCTAATGATTCGTGCGTTTACTGATCAGGGTATATTATGTAGCCTAGACATTCCGAGTACTATTAACTTAGAATGGTTTTTAGACGGTGGGCTTACTGAAAGCGATAACTTTATCCCGCAACTTCGTGTTGTAGTTCCGTATGTTGCACAATGGAATTATAATACAATGATTAAAATTGACGACAAAGATTTTAAAGCATCTAATCCAGGCGTATGGTGCCATAGCCTGCATGATTTGATGGACCGTGATAAATTTACGGACTGGAGCAAATATGGCCTTGACAAAGTACTAAAGTGAAAGTATACTAGTAATATGCAAGAACGTTATCATAACTACATGTTACGAAGAATGAAGGAACAACGAACTATGACAGAAGCAAAAAGAAGTGTATGGGTTACATTCAGAAAAGAAGGTGTACATATGTACCCTGGTGCTGATACTGATCCTAAACTAGCAACAGGCGATTGGGATGATGTA